TAATTAAATCCATACAAGTCAAAATTAAAATGAAGGTCATTATAATATGCAATTATATTATTAAATTTTTCCCACATCCAAACAGTGTGTTCATTAGGTTCATTCACCAAAACAACATTTGTTCTTCTTTGTTCCGGCACACCTTCTAACTTTGAATATTCACCACCTTTATGTGTTGTGTGATTGTTTTGAAAATAATTAGAAACAAAATCACATTCATCGGAAGAAAAAAAATTGTTATCAACAATAAATCGTGGAACGAAAAACATTTTTTCCGCCAATTCCACATTTACCATTTTAGTTGGTGCGCTCATTCTGATTCCTCATTTAATGCTTCAACATACAATTCTCTCAATAGAGTTTTCACTTTATCTTTTTCCAAATCAGTTGTCAAGTTATCAACGTACTTATTTAAGATTGTTGTGGTATCTTCTGCTTGGTCAACATCATCTTCTTCCGAATCTTCTTGTCCAGTAAAATCTTCTGCAATCGTAATATCGATTGGATTGATTTGGTATAGTCTGTTAATTAATGTGTCGAACAAATATGGATTCGTTTTATTGACCACAACCACTTTTACGTAACTTGACTTTAAGTGAGATAAATTCATACCTGTGATTGTTTTGATATCATTTATTTTGTCGTCATAAATGACTTTCTTAAACATTTTATTTGGATTCTGTATGAATTCAAGTTGATGTGTCTTCAAATCAAAAAGGTGGAAACCACGTGGATCATCATAATCTTGCCATGTCAACTCATATGGATTACCAAGATAGTGAATGTTTCCACGGCTAGATTTGTGGTGATAGTGTCCAGAAAATACTACATCGAACTTATCGAACATCTTTGGTTCCAGTCCTTCATGTGAAGGTGCACCACGATACATTTGGAAACCTTCAATCTCAAAGTGACCCATGCAAATTGTTGCGTTGGTGTCTTTCAAGGTTTCCATAGAATCGTCATAGTTTTCTGGACAAATCCACGGCATCATACAAATAGAAGTCTCACCAACTTGGAGTGTTGTTGGATGCTTTATGATGTTGATGTTATTGTATTCTTCCAAAACCAATTTTGGTGAATTAACATCATTTGTGTTCTTGTAGTATGTATCGTGGTTACCAACCAGCATGTGTACTTGTATATTCCTACTATGCAACTTATCAAAGAACATCTTCTTTGCACGTTGAAGTGAATAGAAGTTTACATACTTACGTCTATCAAACGTGTCGCCAAGAATAAGCAGAGTAGTAATTCCGGCAGTATCAATAGCAGGAAAAAATGTTTCATTATAAAATTTTTCATAAAAATCCAAAAAGTGGAGTGAATCATTTCTTGCACCAAAATGTTGGTCGGTGATAACGGCAATTTTCATTTACTATCTTAAGTTGTTTTATCCATATTTGCTTTCAATACCCGCTGACGCAATTCAGTGGTACTGAAACTGTGTTGCCGAGAGTTGAAGTGTGTTGCAATCGGTAAATTATAACCAGTAAATTGCTGGTTTTTATATTCTTCTCCAATGATTCTAACATCAATAGGATAGGATGTCAATATGTCCAGCAAATCTTTTTCCGTTGCATATGGTACAATTTCATCAACATACTTACATGCATCTAATTGTATGAATCTTTCCAAAACAGACTGAACAGGTTTGTTTTTATGTGGTCTGTCTATAGTAGGATCGGTTTGTAACCCAACAATTAGGTAATCACATTGTGTTTTGGCTTCTTTGAGCATCATCACATGACCAGCATGGAACAAATCAAAACATGAACAAGTAAAACCAACTTTCATATTATTCCTCCAAAAACTTTTCAATACCTTTATTCTTTTTTATTTCCTTTTTCTTCTTTTTTGTTTCTTCAAAAGTTTCTATAAAATCGGAAATGTTATCGTATAATTCAAAAGGTTTGGCTGGCACATCATCATAGCCCATCAGTTCAGATTCATTAAAAATTCCAAACTGTTCAGTTGCTTTGTACTTTACATATAATTGTTTTTTTTCTTTTTGAATTCTACGTAAGAATGCATAGTAAATGATTTGTGTAAAGTATGCAAAAGGATTGTTTGACTTTGAAACATCAAAATTCTCAAAGTACATGAGGCAGTTTTCAATGCCATCTCCTACCATTTCATCTCGGTAAGTGTAGTTGATGAAGTTTGGTTTGTGTGAGAGACCTTCAGCAATTTTCATAAAACATTCACCAATGTAATTGGGAATTTTTGGTTTTGGTGCACCAGTTTTTTTTGCTTCTGCTACTGCCTTTTGGTATTCCAAGAGTGCTTGGCAAAAATCTGCGTTGTTGATGTAATGCCTTTTTGGTTTTGCAACCGGCATTGGTATTGTTTCTTGTTCCATGATATATGTACCTTTATAATGCTTGACTACCACTTGACAAAGGTCTACACTCCAGTATGTAGCCTCTGCATGTTAATTAATGAACTATGGATATATCTGGACCAACCAGGTCCAGCATCGTAGTCATCAAATCTTGACTCATTTCTTCATCGTTCGATTCGGACATTTCCTCCACCACAGACTTAGCTTTGTGGATAGAATCCACAGCATTCTCAAAGTATTCGGAGAATTCAGATGTGGGTTCCAAAATAGTAACAATCTCATTCTCAGTTAAAAAAGCCTCATTGTTTTTGATGAGTGGTGCTGGTAACCAATGGTCCATCAAAATGATTTGCTTACCAGATTTTACATCACTTTTAACCATAACAACCATAGGCTCTCTTACAATAAAATTTAATTTATCCACTTGTTCGAAATATGCTATAATGTCTTCACCTGATTTAAGGCGTAATACTTTTACTGCTTCCATTTTTTAATCCTATCTTATAGAGTTTAAAAATAAACTTCTCCTCATTATATATCTTGGTTCGTTCCACAAAATGTTTAAGAGTGAAATTCATGTAACTCTTATAACGTAGGTCATCTGCTATGTCGTAAAGAACCGCTTCAACCTTGTTGTCACCGATTCGTAAACCTCTTCCAATAGATTGGAGATTTCGAACTCTTGATTTGGATGGAGATGCGAATATAATATTATGGAGATTCCTAATATTAATTCCAGTGCTAAAGGTGCCATAACTAGCCACAATAATAGCGTCATTTTCTTCCTCGGTGATTCTTCTAACTTCTTCTCTTGTTTCTGTATCAGTTTTACCATAAACAAAGAAGACCTTCCTATTGCCAATGTTTTCGGTTTTAGTTATCATATCATACAATATTTTACCATGTTTGTCAACATATTGGTAAAGAATGAGAGTATTTCCTTTCAAAGATACCGCAAGATTTTTAATAAATTTGTTGCGTGATTCATTCAGTATCAAGTATTCAATTTCGTCTTGATACGTTTTACCTTTCATCAACTGGCATATTTCATCATCATGTTTAAGTACCAAACATTTGATTGAAAAGTCTGCAATCTGTTTGTTGTCCATGAGTTCTTTGGTTGTTGTTACCTTTTGAACAGGACCAAAAAGACCTTCTAGTACCAGTTTATGTGTTTTTGTTCCGTCAAGTGTACCAGTTAAACCAATTCTGTATTTTGCATTGATGCAATTTGACATAATCGAAACAAGAGATTGTGCTTTGAATAGGTGTGCTTCGTCACCAATGATAAAATCGAATTGATGAAAATATTCTTCAGGTTGTGTATAGAGTGATTGCCATGTAGAAATAGTGAGTGGCAAGTCTGTGTTCTTATCTCTGCCCTGATAAATTCTATGCACATTTTCTTGCACTTCCCAACCATTTTTTGTGGAGTAATCGGCAAAATCTGAATACAACTGTTCTACAAGAGAGGTTGTTGGAACAATAATCAATCCTTTTTTACACTTGTAAGTCAGTAGTTGACGTACTGCAAGGTAAATGATGAGAGATTTACCGGATGATGTTGGTGAAAGTAACAAGCACCTTTTATTCCGCATAGCATGTACGTATGCATTTTTTTGGTAATCTCTGACTTCTATATCATTATTTCTTGACTGTAGCTTTAAGTCTGTGATAAACTTGTCTGCATGATACACAGAATAATCTTCAGTCAAATCTGGTCTTGGGTCTCCGTACTCCAAAACATATTCACGTTCTTCACAAAAATTTTCAATGTACGGAAGAAGGCCGTGATAGACCTGAAACGTTCTAAGGTCAAAGAGCCTTATTTTTCCGTCCCAAATTTTATTTCGAAACGCTGGAGTGAATTGGTGTCCAGGCACATAGAAGGTAAAAAACTCCGACAGTTCTTGTGCTGTCGAACGTTCACATTTTACCTTAACATATGCTTCATTTCTTTTCGTTACTGTTAGTTTAGTTTCCACCGATGAATCTTTCCCATGCAATATAATCTTTTAGCTGGAAAGTTCTACTTCTAAGTTCTTGTAATATAGATTCACATACGGCAATTGCTTCATCATGATACATTTTTTCTCTAATAAACGAATAAGTTCTGTATCAGATTCAATGTACTTTTCAATTCCCTGTTTAGTCTTTACATTCAACAGAAAAGGTTCCCAACCATAATCATTTAATTCTTCCTGCGATAAAGAACCGTTATAGTATTCTTCTTTGACTTTACGCATACGTGAGTAATCAAAGTTTACCCGCTTCGTAGCAAGCCTGTGGTTCACAAGAATTTTTAGATATTTATTATGTAGGGTAGGTATTTTTA